TGCGCGCGCTACACCCCCAGTTCAAGGACAAACGCTCGCTGGAGGTTTCAGGCAAGGTGGACCACAACCACACCGACATGGCCAGCTGGACCACAGAACAGCTCCACCACTACGCGACTACCGGCAATGAGCCGGTCGAGGCTGACTTCGAGGTCATCACTGAGAAGTGACTCTCTGGCGCGTACTGCGGACCTGGTTCAACGTAGTAATGAAAGGACACCTGTAGATGCCCAACCTTCCCGTGGAGGACATGCGCCCTGACGCGCTCAAGCTCGCGCTCGCACGCCGCGGGGCCGAGATGGAGCTGTGCCGCCGCGACCCCGCGCACTACATATTCAACCACGTCAAGACGAAAGACGAACATGATGTCAACAACCCCATCAAGCAGTTCCCGCGCAAGGACTACCTCGAACACCTGCTCGATATATGGCACAACGGCAACTCGGTGGAGTTCCTCATCAAGAGCCGGCAGCTCATGGTCTCCTGGCTCGCCGTGGCGTACATCTCCTGGGTAGCAAGATTCCACAACCACAGACTCATCTTCGTTCAGTCGAAGAAAGAGGAGGACGCAGCCAACCTTGTTTTTAACACGCATCCCTCGCAGGCCCGGCTTTCCTTTATTGAGACCCATCTGCCCGACTGGATGCAGAACGTACCCGTGTGGGCATACGGCAAAGCCATTTACGACAACGGGTCGCGCGTCCAAGCCATTCCACAGGGGCCTACTCACTACGAGTCGTATGTTCCGAGCCTGGTATTTAACGATGAGGCGAGTTTGCAAGACGAGTGGATGGCGGGCCACGCCGCGCTCAAGCCCTGCATCGAGGGCGGCGGACGGTGCATCACCGTGGCGACAGTGAGGATGCCCAGCTCGTACTCCGAGGAGATGCGCGAGGGTAAGGACTACCAACCACTGATAGAGGGGATGAGCGCGTTTACATCACAGTCGGGCGTATCCTCTACCGCCCTGCACTACTCAGCCGACCCCGACAAGAACCCAGAGACCGACCAAGGCGCGCAGTGGTACGCGTCCGCGACTGATGGCTACCCCGGTGGCACCGAGGGGCACCTGTGGCGGCAGCACATGGAGATGGACTTCGAGGCGCTGAGCGGCACCCAGCTGTTCCCCTACTTTGACAGATGCCGCAAGTACCTCGTAACCAAGGCCCCGCCGCGTAACCTCCAGCTGGGCTGGCGCTACTTCGGTGGCTTCGACTACGGCAAGCGCAACCGCACCGCCTTCGGCGTCTACGGCATTTCGCCCGAGGGCAAGCAGTATTGGCTCTGGGAGCTGGTGGCCCCCGGCGAGGAGTTGGGCGGGGTGCCCGGTATCGTCTCGCGCATGAAACGCTGCCCCTACTGGGAGGACGTGAGACACAACATCCGCGCCGATCCTAGTATGTGGAACGACAACCAGGCCAAGCTGGGGGGCGGCTACACGTCCATAGCCCAGCTGTTCGCCATAGAGGGCATCGGCCTACAAAGGAGTCCCCTGAAGGGGCAGAACGCCGATGACATCGGAATCGAGCGACTCCAGCACTTCTACTGGGCAGACCCGTATGACCCCCTACTCACCATAGATCCACAGTGCGTAGAGCATATCAGGCAGTTCAAGTCACTACGATACCAGGAGTGGACGGTGGCCGTACAGGGCACCCGCTCGCTTAAGGAGACCCTGGTAGACAGGGACAATGACACCTGGGACGCGTGGAAGTATTCTGAGTGTGCGCGGCCCTCACCGGCCCGTTTGACCCGAAAAGCCCCGTCTGGGTCCTTCGAGTCGCAGCGCCGTAATATGCTAAAACTGCTGGAGAAAGGCCCCGGCCCCTTACGGGTGGTTAGATAGTGCTTGACTTTCCCTTGGGATTAGCTACCGTAATACCACTATGCCAGTAGATTATAAGTGTGACAATCCGTGCTGCGCCGAGGTATATGCCTCCGACGATTCGCAGCCAGTCTATTGTAGCCGCTGTAAACATCTCCACGAGCAGTGGAGGCGGCACTACAAGGAAGCTTCACACGAAGTTGCAATCGAGTTCGCGTCTGACATGGAAGGCGAGAGAATCGACTTCTTCCGCGAACACACACCCGTTAGGGGGGGCCAGACGGCTGCTAACCAAAAACCACCCTCCCACAAGAGCAGTCCAGAATCTGAGACCCCCCCTAACAACCTGACCGTTGGCAACACTACTAAGCACTAATGCCACGCCACTCCGAGAAAGAGCAGAGCGAGGTTCGTGTATGGCGTGCCCGACTGGAGCGCAGTAAGGACCGCCGGCAGAAGAACCTGGCCGAGTGGAACAAGAACCTTGCCTATTACACCGATGGCCACGACGGTGGCCTGGGCATGGGCGAGCATGAGAACGAGGTCGTTATCAACAAGGTGTTCGCCACCTTGCGCGCCCAACTCCCCGGCCTGATATTCAGCAGGCCCAAGTTCGACGTAACGCCTCGCCGCCCCGTGGATCGCGGCGGCACCAACATCGCGCCGGAACTCGCGCGCGGCAAAGAGCATATGCTCAACTACTTCTGGGGGGAACTGAACGGACAGTTCCACACCCGAATGGCTGTATTGGCGGCCTTTATGGCGATTGGCGTTGTGAAGGTCGGCTACACCCCCCACTTCGAGGACAACCCCAAGGCGGGTAAGCTCAAGCAAGACGACGAGGGCAACTACACGCTGAACGCTAACGGCCTGCCCGAGCTGGAGCAGGGCGACTTCATCCGTGATGAGAAGAACCGCCCCGTCATAGACCCAGACACCGGCATCCCCCTGCTGGAGCCGGGCGAGCTACTGCGGAACGAACACTTCTTCGTTGAATGGATACATTGGAAGAATATGCTGTTCGACCCCGAGGGAGCCAACGACTTCTCCCAGCACTCCTGGGTAGCGGAGGAGTGGGTCCGCCCGACTAGGGAGGTCAAGGCGGATCGACTTTTCCATAACAGAACCATGATACAGCCCAGCGAGTTCATCGAGGGGGCGGGCAAGAACCCGTCGATGCTCGGCGTGGACCGCGACTCCTTCACATTCGAGGAGCAGGCGGTACGCGAAGACGAGGCCCGCACGCGCGGGTACACGATATACGACCTTAAGAAACGACAAATCATAGTCATCATTGACAGCCCCCCTAATGGCGCGCATGACTTCATGTTGCGCAATGACCCGATGCCAGCCGAGCAGGAACACGGACCATACGTCTTCCTCCGGTTCAACGAGGTACCGGGCAGGTGGGAGCCACTCCCCGACATTACCCCCTTACGAAGCCCCCAGGACGAGATCAATATGCTACGGAGCAAGGTATTGACTCACATCCAGCGGGCGGACAGGAAGTATCTGTACGACGAGGCCGCGTTTGAGAGCGAGGACGAGCTACAGAAGCTAATGGGCGGCGGCGATATGACAATGGTTCCGAGTAGCAACCTTGCGGCGGTCCAGGCTCTCCCCCTTGCGACAATGGACCCTGCCATCTACGCCGCCGTTCCAGACGTAGACCGGACATTCGACGGGCTAAGTGGGCAGCCGGCAGAGGCCCGCGGCGTAGCCAAGGCGGGTACCGCTACACAAGCGTCGATCATGGAAAACCATAACCAGATGCGCGAGTCGGACAGGCGCGACAATATCATACATAACTTCGTGCGCGACATAGGGCGCAAGCTCCTACAGTCGATGCAGGTAAACCTCACCCAGCCTATCTGGGTCGCGGCGGGCGATAGCACGCTACCCAACCCCTTCGAGGGTTTCGTAGAGCCTTCGGACCTTGAGGGCGAGGCGGACGTGGGTATCGAGGTCGGCTCCATGCTGCCCAAGACGAACTCCGTTCTCCGGCAGCAGTTCCAACAGCTCTTGCAGATTCTCTCGGGCGCACCGTTTCTGGCCAGCTCACCGAAACTACTGGAGCGCATCTTTGAGATGTTCGAGATAGAAGACACGGGCATGGCGCAGGAAATAGCCACGCTGGCCCAGCAACAAAACCAACAAGAGGGTGGCGGTCAAGAGGCCGCACCCCCAGGCCAGGTAGCCTCACTGCCGGGTCTGGCTAACGGGTCCTCGCCAGTGGCGGGGGTAGCCATTCCAACGGTAGGGTCCAGGCAGTGAAATATTTAGTAGTAGCGATTGCGGTGGCAGTCAGTGGGTGCGTACCCGCGATGGTCGTGGGTTCAGGGGCTGTCGGTTACGGCATCGCCAAGTGCCCCACCGTGGACTGTGCCAACGTGCAGGGCGTCGATTCGATGTGCTGCGCCGGTAAGGCCAAGATTGTTTTCGAGGACTAGATGCCGATATATCTCTACCATTGTAAGGACGATCACGAGACAGAAGACTTCTCGAAGATCGACGAGCGTAGGGATTTTATTCGGTGCGAAGAGTGTGGAAAGAGGGCCAGGCGGGTAATAGCCAGGGCAACTATTTTTGGGTTCGATGGAGATTACGTCGAGGAAAACCTCGAAGACCCGCGCGAACCCGGTAAATCGTTCATCGTTAAGTCGAGGGCGCATAAACAACAGCGGATGAAAGACCTCTCTCTTGAGGAACTGCCGCCCAGCTATGTGTCCAAGCACAAACGAAAAACGGGAACCTTAACATTTGATGGAGGTCAGAGATGACTGAGACACAGGACAACCCGGCAGGGATGCCCCCGGCGGAAAGCGAGACCCAGTTGGGTCCGAATCCGTTTGAGGAAGCATACCACGCGGAGGTTAGCCACGAGGAGCCACAGCCAGAACAAGCCCCGGAAGGGCAGCTTGAGGCGGGGGTCGAGGCGTTAAGCACCGACTTCGAGAAAGCGGATAGAGAAACGTCGTTCCTTAGCAACGAGGAGCAGGCCGGATTCGATACCACAAGCCCTGAGTACAAGGCGATGCAAGCATCTTTCACCAAGAAGATGCAGTCATTGTCCGAGGAAAAGCGAGGAGTCGATGAGAGGCAGCAGTCACTCATGGACAGAATCGCTCACCTGGAGGGTCGCGCCCCGGAGCAGTCGGAACAACCGGCAGCCTCGAATGCGGCCCAAGAAGGTGTGAGCTTTGATGGTATGAACCTGTCGCCTGCCCCTGTGGAGCTTGAGGACTACGACGAGTTTTTCACTAACCGTGTAAAGGAAGTAGCTTCGCACGTTGTTCAACAGCTTGAGCAACGCGCCGTACAAGATGAAACCAATCGGCAAGCAACGGAATTAAGAGGTAATCTCACCAAGCAGGTAGAGGAGTTCAAGACGGACCCCAACTACTCTGACTACGAGAAGTACTTCCCAGCAATGCAGGAGATGGCGCAAGCCAGCCCCGCGATGCTCCGTAAGGCCGATGGGTTGAAGCGTCTGTACCGACTCGCCAAGATGGATGCCGGAGACGACACCATCCTTGAGCGCCCGGTTAATGAAGACGAGCAGTACGCGCGCGGACTCAAAGCTGGACTCGATCAACTGCAAGCACGCCGCGCTTCGGCGGTATCGCAATCTCCCACGGCATCTGCGCCAACGGCTCCGGCCCCAACGCAGTACGCAACGCTTGACGCTGCGGTCAATGCGGAGTTTGCGAAAGCTGTAGCAGCGGCGCGTGGACAGTAATAAGGAGATAAGTAAATGGCTGCAACAAGCCTTACACTAAATTACGACTCAATTCTCTCGACTACGCTGTTCAATGTTCGTAGTCAGCTGTATGACAACATCTTTAAGACGAGCGCGTTCTGGAATTGGCTTCATGCCAAGGGACGCAAACGCATGGTCAACGGCGGCGAACGCATCCAAGTGGCACTCCAGTACGGAACGAACTCCACTGTGAAGTCTTACTCGGGCTATGAATTGCTCGACACGACTCCGCAGGACAACGTAACGTCAGCGTTTTACCCTTGGAAGCAGATTGCGGGCAGTGTCAGTATAAGTCGGAAGGAAGAGCGTCAGAACTCGGGCGAAGCCCAGATTCTGGACCTGTTTCGTCAGAAGGTACGCGAACTGGAACTCTCGATGAGCGAAACGCTTTCGAGTCAGGTTCTGGCGGCAGTACCAGCAAGCGACCTGGAATCCAACACCGGCAACTCGGGCAAGGACTTGCTCCCAATCAGTCTTCTGGCAACAGATGATGGTGCGGGAACAGTCGGCGGCATAGCCGCGGGTACTGAGACCTGGTGGAAGAACAAGTTCGTCGACTGCGACAGCATCACGGACACCGTAACCCAGAGGCAGAAGTTTCGTACCTTGTACAACGACTGCTCGAAGGGACCCGGTGGCGGACCGGACTTGGGTATTTGCGACCAATCCACCTTCGAGAACTACGAAGCTGGACTGGACGAGAAGACCAGGTTCACCGATACCACGATGGCCAACCTCGGCTTTGACAACATCCGACTGAAGGGTTCGATGTTGTTCT